CTTATGGTGCAATTGGAAACGAGTGGTTCAGATATTATGACACCAACTTAGCAGAAGCCATCACATTGTCGGGACAATTGAGCATCCAATGGATTGCAAACAAACTCAACGAGTTTCTGAACGAAACTATTGGAACGGAGGATTATGATTATGTTGTCGCAAGTGATACGGATAGTGTTTATCTGCGCCTTGGCAATCTTGTGGATAAGGTGTGTGGTGATAGAGGAGAAGCAGAAATAGTAGAATTCCTCAACAAAGCATCCAATGAAATTATCCTCCCATTCATCAAGAAGCAGTACGACGAACTCGCAGACATAATGAATGCGTATGAAAACAAGATGGTGATGGACAGAGAATGTATTGCAGACAAGGGAGTCTGGACTGCTAAGAAACGCTACATGATGCGTGTGCATGATTCCGAAGGTATTCGCTATGATCCACCGAAGCAGAAGATCATGGGCATTGAAACGACTCGTAGTTCTACACCACAAGTTGTTCGGGACTCGTTGAAGGAAGCAATCAATCTGATTCTCACAGCGGACGAAGAAAGAGTCATTGAATTTATTGAAGACTTCCGAGAGAAGTTTAGAAACTTTGAACCCGAAGAAATTGCGTTCCCCCGTGGTGTGAATGGGATGGAGAAATATGCAGACATAGGAAGCATTTATCGCAAGTCAACTCCGATTGCGGTGAAGGGAAGTTTGATTCATAATCATTACATTGACAAATTGAAGTTAGGAAAGAAGTATCGTAAAATTATTGATGGTGACAAGATCAAGTTCTTGCACTTGGTGAAACCGAATCCATTGGGTGGTGTTGCAGGACAAGACCATGTGATTGCATTCCCAAATAGTCTTCCGAAGGAATTTGAACTTGAAGATTATATTGATTATGATATGCAATTTGAAAAGGCGTTCTTGCATCCACTCAAACACATCTTGGAAAAGATTGGATGGAACTGGGAACATGTAAATACATTGGAAGGATTTTTTGCATGATGGAATATAAAGTAAAATTGTTTATTAAAGAGATATTGAGGGACAGATTAGAATCAGAGAAAAGGCTTCTAATATCACAACAAAAGGACAAGAGTTGTCCTATGCAAGTTTATCAAAAAACACTAGATATATGTGAAGAACTAGAGTATGCTATACAACAAATGGAGAAACAAGCATGATTGAAGACACACCTATGGACAAGCACATTGAGCAAATGACTTTTTCGTTTATGAATGCACATGACGGGGAGCAAATGTGGTTCCCTTGGGCACAGACAGAGAAACCAATTGACCCAAAGCCACGCAAGCGAACCAAGTTGCGAAACAAGAAGAAGACCAAGAAGAATGACTGATTTTCTAAAAAAGATGATAAAAGACTCTGGGAACAAATACGCAGGTGTGGTATCCGAGGGCATAGAAGGCAGTGATGTTACGGGATTTGTAGACACGGGATCATATGCGCTCAACGCCTTGTTGTGTGGTTCAATGTACGGTGGTATAGCAGATAACAAAATCATTGCTCTTGGGGGTGAAAGTTCTACGGGAAAAACATATTTCGCACTGGGGATGGGTAACAAATTCCTCAAGGATAACCCAGACGGAGTTATTCTGTACTTTGATACAGAATCCGCAGTAACATCCGAAATGATAAAGGAAAGAGGCATGGACCCAAGCCGTGTCGCAATTTTTCCTGTGGCGACCGTGGAGTCGTTTAGACATCAGGTAATTGGTATTGTAGATAAGTATATTGAGTCTGGAGAATCTAAACCGATATTGATGGTGCTTGATTCTCTTGGTATGCTTTCCACTGAAAAGGAGATGACCGACACGGCAGAGGGCAAGACCACCAGAGACATGACCCGTGCTGCTCTTGTGAAGGGGGTCTTTCGGGTGTTGACTCTAAAATTAGGAAAAGCAGGAATACCACTGGTCGTCACTAACCACACTTACGCTAATGTTTCGGGGTATGGTGCTCTTCAGGTTCTTTCGGGGGGGAGTGGTTTGAAATATGCCGCTTCAACGATTGTTATGCTTTCAAAATCAAAGGACAAAGAAGGCACCGACATCATTGGCAACATTATCAAGTGCAAGTTGTTCAAGGGCAGACTTACCAAAGAGAACAAAGAGGTTGAAGTTCAATTAAACTACGACACAGGACTGAATCCATATTATGGATTGGTTCCCATTGCGGTGAAGTATGACATCTTCAAGAAGGTGTCAACCCGGATTGAGTTGCCCGATGGTAAGACTGCATTTGAGAAGACAATCAACAGCAATCCAGAGAAATACTTCACAGAGGATGTGATGGAAAGGCTGGAAGAAGCAGTTGCAAAAGAGTTCAAGTATGGTAATATTACCGAAACACAAGAGGAAACAACAAATGAAGATATATGAATTTGATGAAACAAGCACCACCGAAGAAAACCTTCCTATTATTATTAAAGAGGGTGAATATGAGGGTATGGTGTACACCTACGGAAATGTTCAATTTAAACAAGATGAAGACGATATGAAACTGATTTTCAATTATGATATCATAACAAACCCAACAAATAGATCAATCGAAGAACTAGACGAAGACGAAACATTCCAAAATTTATTAGGTGATTTGCTGCTAGAAATTATTGATGATGAGTTGAGTAAAGGTGATGATGTACTAAGAGAAAACGAAGACAATGATTGAACATGTGGTTTTAGAAAACCTCATCAACAATGATGAGTACTCACGAAAAGTTCTTCCTTTTCTACAGGAAGAATATTTTCATAGTAGAACAGATAAAATAATATTTAAATCTATTAAAAAGTTTTTCTTGGAGTACAATGCCCTCCCTCCGAAAGAATCTGTGCTAATAGATATTGATAAGAATAAAAACATCTCTGAAGACGAATGCAATAATATTACAGAACTTGTAGAATCTTTTACTTCCACTAATACAAATTTAGAATGGTTACTAAATGAAACTGAAAATTTTTGTAAAGAAAAGGCGGTGTATAATGCCATCATGGAATCGATTCACATCATTGACGGTAAATCAGACACAAAGACGGAGAATGCAATCCCAAACATCCTTTCGGATGCCCTCTCAGTCTCATTTGACACCCACATCGGACACGACTATATTGAAGACTCAGAAGAACGATTCGAATTCTATCATAAAGTCGAAAAACGAGTCCCATTCGATTTAGATTTCTTTAATATTATTACTGGTGGTGGCACACCACAAAAGACCCTCAATATTATAATGGCCGGAACCGGTGTTGGTAAGTCGTTGTTTATGTGCCACCACGCAGCCAACTGTCTTAGCCAAAATATGAATGTATTATACATTACATGCGAAATGGCAGAAGAACGCATCGCAGAACGAATCGACGTTAATCTTATGGACATTACAATGGACGACCTAAAAGATCTTCCAAAGAACATTTATGATAAAAAATTACACACATCAACTGCGGGTATGTCTGGAAAACTAATCATTAAGGAATATCCAACAGCAACAGCAAACGCAAACCACTTTAGAATTCTTCTGGAAGAACTAAAACTAAAAAAGAAATTCAAACCAGATGTTGTGTTTATAGATTATCTTAATATTTGCGCATCATCCCGCTTAAAGTCTGGAGGAAATGTCAATACATACCAATATGTCAAGTCTATAGCAGAAGAACTTCGTGGCCTTGCAGTTGAGTATAATCTTCCAATTTGGTCAGCGACACAGACTAACAGGCAGGGTTTTAGTAACACCGATGTAGAACTCGAAAACGTATCAGAATCATTCGGTCTTCCGGCCACTGCCGATTTCATGTTTGCATTAATTGCCACCGAAGAATTAGATAAACAAAATCAAGTTCTTGTGAAACAATTGAAGAACAGGTATAATAGTGCTACCGCAAATAAGAAATTTATTCTGGGAATTAACAGGGCAAAAATGAAACTATATGATGTTAAAAGAAACGAACAATCTGGACTAATGGAATCTAATCAAGATGACAAGACAGTGTTGGGGTCTGGATTCGACGGTGAAAATTTTAATAATAAATTCAAAACACAAAAAGAAAAATTTACATCCTGGAGCGTTTGATGAGTTCTTATATCGATAAAAAATTCATTAACATGGTGTCTCCCCAACTAGAGAGATTCGCATGGAAGAAGGATAATCTTGCCAACTGTCGGTGTCCTGTGTGCGGAGATTCCCAAAAAAACAAAACAAAAGCAAGAGGATATTTCTTCCAAAAAGATAATAGTTTTTTTTATAAATGTCACAACTGTGGTTTTAGTTCGAACATATATAATCTTTTGAAAGAAGTTTCTCCTTCTTTATGTAAAGAATATACCTTAGAGAAATTTAAAGATGAATCGCCTAAAAAAGAAAAGAAAGAGATGTTTTTCAAATTTAAAGAATCCAAACCAAAGTTCAAGAAGAAGGACGGAATCCTTGATACGCTACAATGTCTGAATGATTTGGAAGATAATCATCCCGCAGTTCTCTTTGCGAACATGAGAATCATTCCGAATCAGTTCTGGAGGTATCTCTATTTCACAGAGGACTTTGGTTCATTTATGAAAACTCTGGATCCAGATTGTCTCCCAGTCGGAGCA